TTGCTACAGATGATTTCTATGTGAACTTTCAAGGCAAAGCCCTTGTAACATCTACTGGCGGTGGTGGTGGTGGCACATTCAAAGGTGAGAATGGTGAGATTAATGCTGGCGGTGGCGACATTTTCCGTGTCCATCAGCAACAGCTAGACACCAACACAACCATTGATGCAGATGAAAATGCACTGGCTGCTGGGCCATTGACTGTAGCAACAGGGGTAACACTGACGGTAACATCCGGCGGTAATCTGGTGATAGCATGAGTGAATTACGCACAGACACAATCACTGCCAGCGATGGCACCAGTCCTGTCACACTGACTAAACAGGAAGCATTAAAATCGTGGGTAAACTTTAACGGCACAGGTACGATTGCAGCACGAGACAGTCTTAACTTTAGTAGTCTTACGGACAATGGAACAGGCGACTATACTGTAACAATTAGCAATGCCTTCAGCGCAGTAAACTACGCAATCTTTGGGAATGCTGGTGCGGGTGCTACTCACGCTGCTGTTGTTATGTCGCCATACGCAATTTCTACACAGACAACGAGTGCTATGCGGTCAAGAAATTTTGGAAGTGCAAGTACCTTACAAGACCAAGATTTGCAATCTACTGGTTTGATTGGAGACCTAGCATGAGTGAGATAAAAGTAGACACCCTCACTGGCAAGACCTCCGCTGGTGACATCACAGTGACCTCTGAGGGCGGTGCGGCAACGCAAAGTTTGCAGCAGGGGTTGGCGAAGGCTTGGATACAGCACAATGCAGGAACATCCATTACTAACAGCCTAAACTACGCCAGTCTTACGGATGTTGGCACAGGAAATTACCGCCCCAACTACACAAACAATATGGCAAACAATGACTACGCAGCCGCTGGTTTTGCTGGCAACGCAAGCACTAACGTATGTTCCGGCAACGAAATGAATGTAGCATATGTAGATACATTTTATCGTGTGGGAAGCACAGGTTCTGTTGCGGATGTTTCAGAAGCGCAGTTTATGGTTTTAGGAGACCTCGCATAATGGCTGGAAAAATTATAGCAGATACGCTGGAACACAGCACCGCTGGGTCAATCGCCACGAACTATGTTGTGAATGGTAGTGTAAAAAGCTGGGCTATATTAGACGGCACAGGAACAATCTCATTAGACGACAGCCTAAACGTGGCATCTGTTGCTGACAGTGGAACTGGCGACTATGACTTTACCCACTCTAGTGCCTTTAGTTCTAGCAACTATTGCACCACCACAGCCAAAAACAACGCTTCTTCAAATCAAGGCGCTAATTTAACTTTAACAAACCGTTCAGCTACTGTGCGTGGTATTAAGTCATATGAAAATAATTCTGCAACAGATTGTTCTCAGGTTTGTTTTCAAACATCGGGAGACCTCGCATGACAGTGACACCTGAATTTCAAGGCACACACCTGTTTGACCGCCTATGCTGGGCAAAGGAAAACCTAGAGGGTGTGCAGTCAGACTATCGTGTTGTTTATGAAAGCAGCATTGACGAGTGCGCTAAGATACTTGTGCCTGACCCTAACTGGATGGCGTGTGCGCTTCAGGGCGGTATCTTACCACCTGTCTGGGTATATCACGAACTGGCGAAGGACGAAGCACAACCTGACTTCAAGAAGCATACTCGTGGCTATCTGTTGCATGAGACAGAACCAATGCCAGCAATGACTGAAGAAGAAGCAATTGAATACTTGATTATGAAAGATTGTCCACAGTCTGTATGGCAGACTTGGGATGAGGGCAACCGCCCAAAGATGGTAATCTGTACTAAGCAGCAGTTACCACAAACTCGCGAATGGAGAAACGCTTGGCGTATCTCTGATGACCTAACTGTAGCCGCATAGGAGAAAACAATGGCAGTTACAACTTACATCGTAGACAAGGACGGTAATCAGATTGACGCTTCAACTGCTACCGTTCCAAACAGCAGAGACTTTAGAGGTGCTTGGACACTTAGCGGTTCAGTTATCTCAGAGGATTTAGAAACAGCAAAGACAATATTCCAGGACAAGGTTCGTGAGGTTCGCGCACCACTGCTTGATGCAGAGGATGTTGTGTATATGAAGGCATTAGAAGCTGACGATGCAACTGCTAAAGCAGCATCAGTAGCCAAGAAAGCTGCGCTGCGCGATGCACCGGCAGACTCTGCAATTACATCAGCCTCTAACATTAACGACCTAAAAGCAGCTTGGGATACAGACGTACTTGGCGATAGCCCTTACGCATAAGGAGATAGGTTATGGCACTGACACAGATTGTAAAGGATGGTTTGGGTGCAAACCTGACGGCTACGTCTGAGGGCGGTGCTGTAACCACTTCTGTCCAGCAGGGGTTGGCGAAGTCTTGGGGTGATTTTAATCAAGCCACGCCCGCTGTTTTGGATAGCCTGAATACGACTTCAATAACTGATACGTCAGCGGGAAGATTTACGCCTAATTTAATAAATAATATGAGTTCAGCAAATTATCCGATTAGTTCAAATTCAATAGGAAATAGTTCTTCTTACGGAGTAAGCGTATCCACCACTGAAGCAAAAAGTTCCTCTGGCAGCCCACAACAGAGTATGCACAACACCAGTGGTTCATTAGCTGATTTAAGCACTTGTTCGTACGTTTATCACGGAGACCTAGCATAATGGCATACATAGGTAAATCCCCATCCTTCGGTGTTCGCAACCGATACATCTACCAAGCCACTGCTGGTCAAACTAGCTTTACTGGCAGTGATGCAGATAGCAAGACACTGACCTACACGGATGGCCTGTATGTCGATGTGTATCAGAATGGTGTGCTACTCAAGCCTGTGACTGACTACACAGCCACCAGCGGCACAAGCATCGTGCTTATCACTGGTGCCAGCTTGAATGATGTGGTGGAGATTGTAGCCTATGATGCCTTTAGCATTGCGAACAGCTACACCAAGACTGAAAGTGACACACGCTATCCATTCAAGGGCAATGACAGCATCATCCGTTTGAATGGGCAGACCATCAGCGCAGACATTACGATTGACAGCGATGAGAATGGCGTATCGGCTGGGCCTATCACACAGGACAATGCCACCGTCACTGTTAACGGATATTGGAGTATAGTATGACCAGCGTATTGAATGTAGATACTATTGCGGCAAAGGACGGTACGTCACCTGTTGAGTTGACTAAGCAAAGTGCGGCGAAGGCTTGGGCAAATTTTAATAGTACAGGTACACTGGCAATTAGGGCTTCAATAAATATTGCTTCAATCGCTGACAATGGAACAGGTGATTACACTGCAAGTTTCACCAACTCAATGAGTGATGCAGATTATGCACCCAATGGTTCGGGCCAAAATAGTGCGAACACAGCTATCGGATTAACCTTTAATCCCCGCACTCTTGCCGCAAGTAATTTTGCAATGGACTTCAGAAATGAAAGTGCTGGTGCAAGAGATGGTGCAATAACGACCATCACGACAAACGGAGACCTTGCATAATGGCTAGTATTCTTAAAGTAGACGAACTGCAAGGTATCACAGCGGCTGGTGACATTACTGTGACTAGCGAGGGTGGGGCGGCTACGCAATCACTTCAGCAGGGTTTGGCGAAGGCGTGGATTAACTTTAATGGTACGGGTACGATAGCAACTCGTGACAGCTTAAATAACAGTAGTTTGACAGATGGTGGCACGGGAAACTATACAGTTGGTTTTTCCTCATCTTTTTCTAATTCTAACTATGCACCTATTTGTAGTGGGGTTACTGAATACAATCACAGTAGGGGTCCAACTTTTCAAATTCAAGTAGGCATAGCAGGTGATGGAACAGTAATTTCTAAGACAACAAGTCAAATCACACATTATGGAGGACTTGGTTCAACAGGAAGTTCTAATGGTCAATCATACGACCACATAGAAAACTATGTAGCACATTTAGGAGACCTAGCATAATGGCAAGCGAACTTAGAGTAAACACCCTGAAGGATGCCGCTGGGAACAACAGCGTGGGTATGTCTACTGTTGCCAACGGTAGTGCGAAGGCATATGTCAACATTAACGGAACTGGAACCATTGCCATACGTTCAAGCAGTAACGCCGCAAGTATCACCGATAATGGAACAGGAAATTATACAGTTACTTTTACAAGTGCTATGAACAACGCTGAGTACGGCGCAAACGTAACTGGCGCAACTGGCGACACCAATAGTGTTGCTATTGGTGGAAGGTATACAACATCAACAGCAAGTGCTTGTAATTTTAGTAATGCTGTTGCGGGAGTTGGTGGAACTGATGTTTCATACACGCACGTTTGTATCAATGGAGACCTAGCATGAGTAAAGCAGCAGAACTAGCCGAGTTTGGCAGCGGTATCTCTAGCGGCCCTAATGCTGTCGAGGGGTTGGCGAAGGCTTGGAACTTTTTTGACGGTACAGCAGGAACTATTGCTTTCGCAGATAGCTTTAACTCAAGCACACTGACCGACAACGGAACTGGTAATTATAAGTACGCATTTACCAACAATATGAACAATGCCAATTTTTCTTTTGGTGGTGCTGCAATTATTGATGAAACTACATTCGGATTGCTAACAGGTACAGAAATAGCAGGAAGTCATGCACGTTCTACCTCTTCTTCAGGCGGCTTTTGGACTACAAACGCAGCATCTATAAATAGTTCCGCTAATGCGAATAGCATATCTACTCAAATTTTTGGAGACCTTGCATAATGAACGAGGAAAACAAAGTCATCGTTGACGTTGTAGCTGGCACCGGCACCGCCGCCGCATATATGGCAATGGTGCCTGACGTTGTGGCTTTGTTTACTGGCGTGTGGATTTTGATTCGTATCTACGAAACCGACACGGTGAGGCGCATTATCAAGCGCATCCAAGGCAATGTTTAAGGCAATCGTACTAGCTTGTGCGATAGCAAACCCAACCGATTGTATTGAATTTCACGACACTCGCGGCCCCTACGACACCCGCGCTGCCTGTGAACGCAGGGCTATGGAAATGGGGCGTGACGTTGGCGAGATGACCCACGGCTTGATGCCTAAACAATGGCGATGCCAAGTTTTGAAAAAGGGGATGTTGTCATAGACCCTATTAGCATCACAGCGGCTGTTAGCGGGGCTACAGCGGCGTTCAACACCATCAAAAGCATGATTGCTGCTGGCAGGGATATGGAGTCCTGCATAGGTGATGTCTCGCGCTGGATGAGGATGGCATCTGATGTTGACCAGGCAGCAAAACAAGCCAAGAACCCACCCTTATTTAAGAAGCTGTTGTCTGCTGGGTCTGTTGAGGAAGAAGCTTTGCAAGCTTACGCGGCTAAAAAAAAGCTGGAAGCACAACGACAAGAACTAAAGAACTTTTTGAATATGTCATACGGGCCACAAGCCTGGGCAGATTTGATACAACTGGAAGGCAGGATAAGGAAGCAGAGACAGGAAGCTATTTACAAGCAGCAAGAGAAGCGCCGCCAGATAATCGAAGTGCTGGCTGTTTTAACTGCAACTTTGCTAACTGGCGCTGCACTGTTATTTATTATATGGGTTGCGGTACAGGCTTAGTATGAGTCAGACAACCACAGGCTTGATTGGTGAATACCTAGCAGCAGGAATTGTGTTATCATTGGGCTGGAGAGTGTCGATGTGCCAGCAAGATAAAGTTGACCTAGTAGCGTGGAAAGAAGATGAATATATCAGGATACAAGTTAAGACTGCGCAGCTATCTGGCGAAAAAGCTGCTAGAAATCCGGTGTACCACTTTCAGTTTGGCAGTGGACAAAAGAATAAAGTTTTACCGAATGAGAGAGACTATGACATTTTATGCTGTATCGGCCTGGGCCAACGTAAAGCGTTGTTCTTGCCCATTCAACAGGTGCAACAAAAGTCGAAGCGCATGTCGCCTCAGCTTTTTGATGCGCCTAAAGCGGAACTGCACTCGTTTAATAAAGCGTTGGCAACAGTAAGAGGACGCAGAAATGGCTAAGGCATTGACAGAGTACAAAATCATACCGCGTCTAATGATGCTGGCATTTACTATTATGGCCTGGAATGTGTGCGATTGGTTCATGGCCCTTGGCGCTAACGCTACCACTCAACAGACAGCTTTTGTTAGCACTATAGTTGGCGCAGCTACAGGTGCTTTTGCTGTATGGTGCGGAAGTGAGTCGAAATGAAACAAGCAGCTACAAAACTTAATGAGGCAAGCGAAATAACCATTCCATTGCGTAACCTCATAAGCATGATTGCTTTCACGGCGGTCAGTGTTTGGGTTTATTTTGGACTGACAGAACGGATTAGCTTCCTTGAACACAACCTTGAACTTGTAATGGAAGAAGTCGAGGAAAATGATAGTTGGATTGATAGCTTTGAACCACCTAAAAGCGTCCAAGATACTGTGACCAGGGTGCATGACTTAGAGATTGAGATAGAAAAACTTAAACTTATGGTAAGGGCTAAACAATGATACAGGCATTGATAGGGCCGGTAACAGGGCTGTTAGATAAATTTGTTGAGGACAAAGACCAGAAGAACAAGCTGGCGCATGAGTTGGCTACTATGGCTGACCGTCACGCGCAAGAACTAGCCAAGGGTCAGTTAGCTATCAATGCTGAAGAAGCCAAGTCGAGAAATGTTTTTGTGGCTGGCTGGCGTCCATTTGTGGGGTGGTCATGTGGCCTAGCATTGTTTGCACACTTTCTTGTGTTCCCAACTGCCGATGTTATTACTGCATACATGGGTATAGAAGCTGTGGCTTATCCATCTTTTGACATGGATAGCCTAATGACTGTATTATTAGGCATGCTTGGGCTAGGCGGCATGCGTAGCTATGAAAAATCAAAGGGGCTGACAAAATGAAAAAAGGTTTATACGCAAACATTCATGCAAAAAAGAAACGTATTGCTGCTGGTTCTGGCGAGAAGATGCGCAAGCCTGGAAGCAAGGGTGCGCCGACAGCTAAGGCTTTTAAGCAATCGGCAAAGACAGCAAAGAAGAAAAAGAAATGACCTTCCCGTTGTCACCTAACTTCTCATTGGAAGAAATGGTCAAGTCTCAGACTGCGGAACGCAAGGGTATTCCCAACACCCCAGAACTGCACCACATTGAGGCTATGGAACTGTTGTGCGAAAAGATATTGCAGCCTATCCGTGATGAGTTTGGTTCGTTCATGGTTTCTTCTGGATACCGCAGCCCAGAGTTATGTATTGCGATAGGTTCATCTATTGATAGCCAACATGCCAAGGGTCAGGCAGCAGACTTTGAGGTAGCTGGCATAGATAACTATGACTTGGCGAGATGGATTGAGGACAACCTAGACTATGACCAGCTTATTCTTGAGTGTTATACTGGCGGTAACTCTGGCTGGATACATTGTAGCTACGTTGAAGGCGGTCGAGGTGAGTCGCTTACATATAACAAAAAAGACGGGTATACCCACGGGTTGAAGAAAGATGGCTAAATCACCAGCATGGCAGCGCAAGGCAGGCAAGAGTAAGTCAGGTGGCTTGAACGCCAAGGGCCGTGCATCTGCCAAACGCCAGGGCATGAATCTAAAAGCCCCTGTGTCTCGCAAGCAGGCAAAGAAATCACCCAAGGCAGCAGCTAGACGCAGAAGTTTTTGCGCTAGGATGAAGGGCATGAAGAAGAAGCTGACAAGCAAAAAGACAGCGCGTGACCCGAATAGCCGTATAAACAAGTCACTACGCAAGTGGGATTGTTAAGAAGAAATAACTAGGCTATAGCCAGAACCATCTCTGTGTTTGAATGATTTGTAAGGGATGTTGTAGTGTCGCGCAGCATCCCTTGCCCTTTCATGTTCAAGCCAGTTATCAAATGTAAGTGCTTCACCAACTTTCAAACTCTTTAAGAATGTCCACCTTCCTCTTTTCTTTATTGGCTTGCCTAGCTTTGGCTGCCCACAACACTCGCATCT